ATCTCATCCGGTTCTGACTTAGCTTCGACTTCAGGTTCAGCAGGAGTATCTGCATACTCGTCCGCAGTCTTGTTGCCAGAGAGATCAATTTCAACTTCACCAGAGTCCTCCACTTCTATAGAGGTATCTTGTTCCTCATCAGGGAAACTGTATTCAACTTTTTGAAACGGCATGTCTATTCCTTACGCTCGTGATACGCCACTGGGGTCAGCTACAACAGCTTCAATAGAGTCGTCGTTCATCAAACGATACTCTAACCCGTTAACCTTAAATCGTGTGCCTGAATTGGCACGAAACATCACATAATCACCTTGTTTACACCAAGGGCCAGTCGTAAACCTCTCGGGGTCGTTATAGGCTTGTTCGCCCATATCTACCACAAGGCCGATAATCGACATGATATGTTCCTGATTCTTGATCGTGTCCGTCTTGAGCAGGTTAGTGCCGTCAAAGGTCTCTTCGATCTGCGGAAGCGCGACCAATACCCGATAGCCCACAGGCGTAGGTAGTTGTGCTTCCAATTCTTCCGTAGCTTCAACTGTGTCAACAGCTTCACTCATCGTCGTACTCCAAGTTTCGCGAGAGGTCTTCTACATATCCCAAGCAGGTTTCGAGACCTCGAATCAAACCTGTGGCTTCTTTGTACATGGAAAAGTCTTTAGCTCCCCCACCACCTAGAAATTGTAGTGCAGAGGCTTTGTCAGCCTCGATTCGTTCCTTTAGCACGTCTAAGACGGTTGTAGCCATTATTGGCCTCTATTGTTGTTGGAATCCTTCATTGTCTTGAGTAGGTCAAGATCTAGTTTCGTATTGTCCTTCCTGCGATCTGCGGCAAGTTTAGCGCCCGCTTTCTGCGCGTCAATTTGCAGTTCTTGCTGCTTCAGAGCCAGTTCGGCCTGATCCATCTGCGCGTCCTGCATGTTCTCTTGTGCCTGTAGCTGTAGCTTGGCCTGTTCGATCTGGGCGTCTGCCTGATCCTTAGCCGCCTTACGCTGCACTTCTTGCTGCTTGATCTGTAGTTCTGCCTGCTGCATTTGTACAACAGGGTCTTGAGCCTTCTGCTGTGCCTGCTGTTGGGCTTGTTGCTGCTGATTTTGCTGCATAAGTTGCTGCCCAGCTTGTGCCATGAGACGGGCCAGATTGACCTCCATGTTCTCTGGTAGCTCGGCGTTTGGGTTGGGTAGTGGTGCACCCAACTTCTCTTCCATATCCTTGCGGTACTTGAACCCAAGGTGTTCTGCTATGTGCGCCTGCAACGCAGCAGCAATACGCTGCGCTTGAGGGTTCTGCCCAATAGTCGCTGCAACCATCGGATCTTTTAAGAACGACTGGTGCGCTGCCATGTGCGCTTCGTGGTCTTGGTAGATAAACGCTTTCATGGGCTTACCGTTCAAGGCGTTCATGTTCTCGCTGACTGGATCAGTCGGGCGAATGTCATCTGTAGTTGGTACTAACTTCTCAGCGTTCTTAACGCCCAACACCTCGATCATCTGCCTGTGTAGCTGCGGCAGGTCGTAGATCTGTGGTGCTGACTGGGCCATCTGCAATACCGCTTGGTACTGCACAACACGCTGGGCCATCGTAGAGCTGTTCGGGTCGCTGACTGGGATGACATCAACTGCCATATAGTCTGCCACGCGAGCGGTCACTTCACCTCGGATCGGCTCGTATGAGTATTCGTCCGACGCATGTTCCGCCATGATCGCCTTGAGCAGCTTAAATTCCTGCTTCATGGCGTAGTGAACACGGGCCTGTACCGCAGCCATAGGCTTGAGCGTACGTTCTAGCAATGCCAGCGTAGTGCCCACAGGGGCGTTAGCCGACATGTCCGAGATGTTCATGTCACTGATAGCGCCCAGACGACGACCTTCGTTTGTGATCTGGTTCAACAGGGCTAACAGAGTCTGGCTTGGCTCTTTATATGGGAGTGGCATGATGTTGTCGCGGATGCTACCTGACGGCACGTCTACATCCTTGAACTCACCCGGCTCAATCGGCGTGTCATCACCCTTAATACGTAACCCACGAGCTTTCAGGCCACCCGGCAGGTTAGCCAGCGTGCCAGCGTCCACCAGTTGCCGTATCAGCGACGTTCCAGCCTTAGCGTATCCCCCTATGATGTGGATAAGGCCAAGCCCATAGAACCCAAATCCCGGTACGTACACGTAATGCACAAAATGCTGTCGCTTGAGTTGCAGCTTGTCATCGGGGTTCCAGTTTCGGCGTATCGCTAGAATCTCGTTCGTGCCCCGCTCCAGCGTCACCACGTATGGCTTGGCTAGGTCATCCTCATCATCAACACCCTCAATAACGAGGTCTGCGTGTACTTCGTATAGAGAGAAGCGATCATCGTCTGTTAGTGAGTACCCACCTTCTTCAGCCTTACGCTTTTCAATGTCAGTGTGGTATGGCTGTGGCTCACCTAACTCTACGTCTCGGTAGAACCCACCTGCCTGTAGTCGTCTCAGTTCGTTCTTAGTCTTACGCATGATGTGCGTAACACGTTCTGCTGTCTCGATGTGTGAGGCACCGTAAGGCACGACCACGTCTTCAGCAGGGATATAGATAGCGACCTGTCGGCCCAGATTCGGGTCAAAATAGACCTTCTTGAACGCACTACCAGCCAAGCCAAGGCTGTACAGGAGCCGCTCATGCTCGGGTCTGTACTCCACCATACGCTCGGTGAGTTCGTAGTTCATATCCGCTTTTACGCGGTTTGCCGCCTCTTCCTTGTCCTTATCCTCCACACCGATAATCTTGACCCGTACAGGGCCAGCGGCTGGGAACGTCTCGGACATTGTTTCAGCTTGGAAACGAATAGCAGCTTCCGCAAGGACTGTAGAGTACACGCCACACGCGCCTTCCCACGGGTCAGTACGCTCTTCGTACTTAAAGCCCAGCACATCCAGACCCTTAACAAACGTATCGGCCCAATCTTTACGGCTGTCGATGTCAGCATCTACCAGACCTACCAGATCATCAGCTAACTCGTTAAGCTGTCCGTCGTCTAAGAAGTCCGCAATGTTGGCGTCAAACGATGTGATGTCTGAGATGTTAGCGTCGGGTATAATTGTGATCTCTACACTACCGTCATCCAGTGTGACCATCTCTGGGTCTACAATCTCAATTTCCAGAGCGGACTCACCTTCCATCTCTAGCTCGTCATCAATGCCTTCAGGTGCAGCGTATAAACCTTTTTCTATAGCCATAATGTATCTCTAGTAGAAGCCGCCCCGCCGCGACTTAAAGTATCTTTGTTCTTCCGGCTCATCTGTCGGTAGGCGTATAAAACCACCCTGCCTGAAGCGCATGAGAGCCATAACCGTGGAGTCAACCAAGTCATCATGGCTCATAAACGGAAATCCGGCAATCTCCTCAACTACCTCTTCCGCCCACCGTGTGGGAGGTACCCACACCAAACCAGACGCTACAATATCAGATACTGAGTTCAGACGTGCTAACTTATCACCTGATCCCCTGTGAGGCGTATACTCTGATACTGGCAGGCCCATCCGCCGCATCTCTTGGTACAGCGCCGTGCCCGATGACTTCTTCTCCACGATGAACGCATCAGGCTCCCACTCGCTATACTCCTCCAGCGCCAACTCTTTCAGCTCTGGAAACTCCATCCGCTGCTTGATGCTGTTGAGCAGGATGATGTTATACGCCCCCGTCTCTTCGTACAGGAACACACCCCACGTAGTCAGCGCCGTAAAGTCAGCACGGTTGTGTTTTTCTGCCGCCGCGTCCAGTGACATAATTATGTACTCACAATTCGGAGGCCGTTCCTGCTCCCAGAGCTGCCACCACTCCCGCTTGACCAGCGCAGCCTCTTCCGCCGTGGGTGTCTGCTGATACTGCGCGTTCCACTGGAATGTAGGCATCGACGCCTTAGTCCGCAGCAGCGCTTCTAGGTCGAAGAACTCAGGCCATAGCGGTTTCTCCACTACCTCTTCGGTTTCCTCGTCCTCAATCTCCAGTATGGCGGGGAATTCGACGATCTCATACTCATCTGCCCTGTCATTCTGTGACATATCACGCACAACACGCCCTGTCAGGTCATCCTGATGCCATCGGGTCTGAATTATTGCAACACGGCCACCCGGCATCAGACGAGTCCGTGCACCGAAAGTAAACCACTCGTATGCCTTCTCAAAAACAGCAAAATTGCCGTTAATTACGTCCTGTTCCGAGTGTGGGTCGTCAATTAACAGCAGATCAGCACCACGACCAGCCAGTGCAGAGCCAACACCACACGCATAATACTCACCACCTACATTTGTATTCCATCTACCAGCCGATTTAGAGTCACTGGCAAGCTGTACGGTGGAAAAGATAGCCTGATAGGCGTCTGTAGAGATCAAGTTTCGCACCTTCCGGCCAAAATCCACCGCCAAATCAGTGGTATGCGACACCATCATCACCTTTTTGCCGGGATTTCGCCCTAAAAACCACGCTGGGAAGAAGATAGAGACAAGCTGAGACTTGCCGTGGCGTGGCGGGATGTTTACACAGATGCGATCCTTGTTACCTTCCTCAATCGCCATCAACATATCCGCCAAAATGCGGTGGTGCTTACCTACAATGTAGTCTGGCTGCATCCGTTTGCAGAATTCTATCAGATCATCGTAGGCTTCTTGGTTAGCCCGACGTGCTGCAAGCTCGTCCACGATGCGATTGATCTCCACAACTTCGTCATCAGAGAACGCATCAAGGTTGTCCAGCATGTTCTGGACTTCTTCCTCGGTAAAATCGGGAACGGCCTCAATCATCGTATTCTTCTGGCCCTAGTATCTCTTCTAGATCTATAGCTTCGCCATCAAGAATGACCGCATCTTCCGCATACTCTATAGGCTCTACCAGTTTCTCTAACTTTGAACGTAACTTGTTACGTAGATCGTCCGTAGACTGGTGCGTTACAGTGACTTCTGTCTTCTCCGCGAAAAGTCCTACATCTGAGATCTTACCCAGTAACTCCAAGGCACGTATACGAATGCGTGGGTCGTCGTTCTCCGACTCCAGCAGTAGTTTATTGGTGACTAAGTGCCGGAGCTGCGTTGCGTTTTCTGCAACAGAGTGCCCGAACTCTTGGAGTATGTTGTTGGTAAGTATGATGGAGGCAGGTGTAAGGGTCGAAATTTTCTTCGTCGTAGCTTTCTTAGAAGTTTTTTCAGGATCTTCCGCATAAGCCGCAGCAAGTTTTGCAGCGGTGTCTTTGTCATCTTTGTTGGGTTCAACATCTAGGCCGTATTCGGATAACTCTAAGGCTGTATTGCACGCAGCTTCCGCCTTATCTCTAAGGTCTTCGTATG